TACCGCCAGACGATCCTGCCGATGGCGGCGCGGATCCTGAATGCGCTTTCGATCATGCTCGGCGACTGGCTCGGGCCGGTGAAGCTTACGGTCGATACCGACCAGCTTAGCGAACTGGCGGATGACCGCGCGAAATTGTGGGAGGTGATCGGCGCCGCGACCTTCCTCAGCGACGAAGAGAAGCGCGAGATGCTTGGGTTTGCGGCGGAAAAGGTTGGCCGATGACAAATGTTGCAGTGAGTACGGAGGCGCTGCTTGCGAGCCTGATGGCGCAGGCCGAGGGGCGCGGGATCGATTTGGTGACGTTGCGCGCGCTGGTCGAGGAATCGAGCCAGGCGGGAGCGCGGCGAGCGCTCGCCTCCCTGGGCCTAGATGACGAACGGGCGCGGCGCGACATGGACGAATTGCGCGAGCTTTTGTCGGCGTGGCGTGACGCCAAGCGCAGCGCCTGGCGCGCGGTGGTGACCTGGGCGGTGCGGCTGGTGCTTGCGATGCTCCTGATCGGGATCGCGGTCAGGCTGCGGCTGACGGATTTGATGGGGTCGTGAGAGGCCCCTCCACCGCCTTCGGCGGTCCCCCTCCCCTGCAAATGCAGGGGAGGATGAGGTTTGCGGGATATGCCGCGGTCTTCGACCGGCCGGACCGAGGCGGGGACGTGGTCCGCAAGGGCGCGTTCGCGAGGGCGCTGGAGCGAGCGAGCGAGGTCCCGCTGCTGTGGCAGCACAAAGCGGGCGCGGTGATCGGGCGGATCGAGCATCTGTCGGAGGACAAGCGCGGCCTCAGGGTGATTGCGGCGCTGGCCGACGAGCGCACATCGCGCCTTCTTAAGAACGGGAAAGTGGACGGTTTGAGCTTCGGATACCGTGTGCGCGAGGCGAAGAGCGCCGGACGGCTCCGCGAGCTGATCGAACTGGACTTGGTCGAAGTCAGCCTGGTCGCGCATCCGATGCAGCCCAAGGCGCGGGTGCATGCGGTTGAGAGGGAGCGTTAATCGTAGATGGGTATTGGCGGATCCGTGGAGGTCAGCGCATGAAGGTCTACGTCGACATTTCGGTGTTCACCGAGGACGCCAGCGTTGGCTGGGTATCAGGGACGATCAATGTTCCGATTGTGCCTGAGATCGGGGATATCGTGAACTTGGGCGTGTCCAAGGAAGGGCACATTGAGGAGCCATTGGTCGCGCTAGCTCATTTGAAAGTAACCGACCGGATTATTACGGTCGATTCAGAAACGGCAATTGCGCTCACACTGGACGACTTAACGCTCGCCACTAGGGACGATGCGGAAAAGGTGATGACGTATTTCGAGAGCCGGTATGGTCTGACCCCCAACCGTCCGGATGACTAGGATGGGCTAGAAAACAGGCGAGCCAGGCGCTGGCTGGAAAGTGATGGTGACGAGGGTCGCGGATTTCCGCGGCCCTTTTTTGTTGGGTTTTGCACGGGAGAAGATTGGAATGGTGGAAGTGAAAGCGGATGCGCTCGAGCAGTCGTTCGAAGCGTTGCAAGATGACGAGGATGGGGTTGCGGCGCTGAAGGCCGAGCTGGAATTGCTGAAGTCGAAGATCGCGAGCGGAGCGATCGCGGCGCAGCGGCCGGCCCTGGATGGGGTCAAGTCGGCGGAAGCCGCGAGCTTCGTCGATGCGTATCTCCGGCGGGGGGTCGAGGCGGGGCTGGAGACCAAGGCGATCGGCAGCTCGACCGACCCGATCGGCGGATATGCGGTCCCGGAAGAGATCGAACGGGCGATCGACGAGACGCTCGTGGCGATCTCGCCGATCCGGGCCATCGCGAATGTCGTGAAGGTTGGAAGCGCGGGCTATCGCAAGCTGATCGCGACCGGCGGGACACCGTCAGGCTGGGTCGCTTACGAGGCGGCGCGGCCGGAGACCAATACGCCGACCTTCACCGAAGTGGTGCCGGCGGCGGGCGAGCTCTACGCCAACCCGGCGGCGTCGCAGCAGATGCTCGACGATGCGATGTTCGACGTCGAGAAATGGCTCGCGCACGAGATCGCGACCGAATTCGCGAGGGCCGAGGGCTTCGCTTTCGTCAAAGGCACGGGGACCAATCAGCCGCTCGGCTTCCTGAGCTCGCCCAACGCCACGACCGCGGACGGGGCGCGGCCGATGGGGACCTTGCAATATATCGGCACCGGCGCGGCGGGCGCTTTCCCGGGGACGAACCCGGCGGACAAGCTCATCGACCTGGTGCAGACCCTGCGCTCGCCATATCGGCAGGGCGCGGTGTTCGTCATGAACTCGGCGACCGCAGCGGCGATCCGCAAGTTCAAGACCACCGACGGCGCCTTCATGTTCCAGCCGAGCCTGCAGGCGGGGAGCCCGGCGACCTTGCTCGGCTATCCCTTGATCGAGGCCGAGGACATGCCGGACATCGCGGCGAACAGCCTGTCGATCGCGTTCGGCAACTTCAGGGCCGGCTATGTGATCGCCGAGCGCAACGCGACGACGATCCTGCGCGACCCGTACACGCACAAGCCGTACGTGCATTTCTACGCGACCAAGCGGGTCGGCGGACAGGTCGTGAATTCCGAAAGCATCAAGCTTCTGAAGTTCGTTTGAGATGGCGGACTTTCAACCGAGGTTCGTCGACCTCGTGCGCAGCTACACGTCGACGGCAGGGACGGGCGCATTCGCGCTCGGCCCCGCGGTCAACGGGTTCACGGGCTTCGGCTCGGCGCTGCAGGCGGGCGACAGCTTCTATTATTCGGCGATCGGGGTCGACAAACCGGCCGAGCGCGAGGTCGGCCGCGGGACCCTGCAGGCGAACGGCACGATCAGCCGCCAGCCCCTGAGCGGCGCGCCGACCAACTTTTCGAGCGGCACGAAGTCGATCGCACTGATCGCCGCGGCCGAGTGGTTCAACCTAGTGCAGGCGGGAGCGGGGTCGCAGCCCGTCGTCGCCGCGACGCGGTCGGCGCTTGCGGCGTCGCCGTTGCGGCAGGTGCCGGGATTGCTGACCGAAAGCGGATGCGAAGGCATGTTCGTTTTCGACAGTTCCGACCTGTCGGCGAAAGTCGCGGCGGACACGCGCCAGGGCCTCTATGTGGCCCCCGCTTCGGACCCGACCGGCGCTTCGGGCGCCTGGGTGAGGAAGTTCGACGGCGCGATCAGGGGCGCCTGGTTTCGAATTGCCGGGGATGGAACGACCAATGACGGTCCCGCCGTTGCCGCCGCGGTTACCGCCGCACTGGCTCACGCCGGGACCGACATCTTCGGCTTCGGCACCGCGACGCCGACGATCGAGCTGCCGTTCGCTCGCAACGCCATCAAAATGGGGACGACAACGATCGCGCTGACCAAGGCGATTCGAATGATCGGCCATTCCGGCGGCACCTTCGGCGGCGCCGCGACCGCGCTTGAATGGGATGCCGGGGTCAACGGCATCGAGGTCCGCGCCGCCAATGCCTATTTGGACCGCCTGTCGCTCAAAGGCGGATGGGTCGCCGGGGTGACGAGCGAAGGCGAATGCCACGCGATCAAGGCCTATGCGAAGTTCGGCTACGGCCAGCTTTACATCTGCGATTGGCAAGGCGACGGCATCCACGTCAACGTCACGGCCGGGTCGGGAGGGGACACCGAAGGCAACGCCAACGGCCTCTACGGCGGCTCACTGACGGTCAACAGTTGCCGCGTGGGTCTCTCGCTCGCCGGAGCCGACGCCAATGCCGGCTTCTTCGGCCTGGTCGACGCGAACTACAACCGCCAAGCGGGAGTCCTCGATGCCACGGCATTCGGCAACGGATATGGCGCGATCCAGACATCCGGAAACGGCGTCCAAGGTATCTCCGGCACCGCTCCGGTCGCAGCGTTCAAGGACGGCCGCTTCTTTGTGGTCAAGAGCGGCCAGGCGACCGGCGCCTCGACGAACTCTCCGCCGGCGAGCGCAACGAGCAACAGCTGGTGGCTGTACTGGAAGGACGCGGGAGCAGCGACGGCTCATGCTCCGCAGTGGGTGAGCGGAATGACGTTCCGCGAGGGCGGGGCGGTTTACGTACCCTCGTCGAACGCAAGCAATTCCAGCACGATCGATCACCTCTATTCGGAGGAAGACCAGCCACCGGTCCAGGTGGGGCCACAGGCGCTCATTAAGGGCGGCAAGGTCGCCTCGGGTTTCGCGCCCGAGACGCGCTACATCGCGGCCAGCTCCGCCGAGGACGGGGTCAACATCGGCCCGAAGCTCAACGTCAAAGGCATGCTGAGCATCAAAGACCAAGTCCAGGTCGACGGCATCACCGGGCACACCGACACCTTCACCTTCTTCGACATCGGCAATGCCCTTGGCTACCTCTGGGGCCGCAATTGGAATACCGGTGGCGGCCGCGAAATCGGCCATATCGCGTTCCATGTCGGGTTCGGCGTCGATTACAATGCGCAGTCAGTCGAAGGCGGCCAGCATCGCTTCCTCGTGGACGGCGGAACTCTGCTGGCAACGATCTCCAACGCTGGCCTGGATATTGCCGGCCACGGCATGTTTAGCGGCACGGTAAGCGGATCGAACCTGTCCGGCACAAACACGGGCGACCAGGTCATCACCCTGACGGGAGACGTTACGGGATCCGGGACCGGAAGCTTCGCGGCGTCGATCGCAAGCAACGCGGTGACGACGGCAAAGATCGCGGGCAGCGCGGTCACTTATGCGAAAATCCAGAACGTCAGCGCGTCGTCGAAACTCCTCGGCCGCGCGTCGGCGGGCGCCGGTGTCGTCGAGGAAGTCGGCCTTGCAAGCGGACTCACGATCTCGGGAACGAACCTGACGCTCGGAGCGATCACGCCAACCAGCTCGACGGTTTCGGGAGCAATCAAGAGCACGGACCCGGCCGCCGGCGTGGGCTACGGCACTGGCGCCGGCGGAACGGTCACGCAGGCGACGAGCAAATCGACCGGCGTGACGCTGAACAAGGCGTCCGGGCAGATTACGACCCACAATGGATCGCTCGCCGCGGCCGCGCTGGTTTCGTTCACGGTAACAAATTCGACGATCGCGGCGACTGACACGATCAACCTCAATTTGGCCAGCGGCAACGCGACGGCCGGCACGTACCGTTATTGGGCCGAGGGGGTCGCCGCGGGATCGTTCAAAATTGTGATCGAAAACCGCAGCGCCGGCTCCCTGTCGGAAGCGCTGACGTTCAACCTCGCCGTGATCAAGGCGGTGGCGGCGTGATCTCTCCTATTCAGAACCTTCCTGCTGCCCCAATCGCGACACAATCCCTGAGAACATGAGCCTAGAAAGGGCGGTCAGCATCCGGGCTGGCGGCGAAGGAAGACCGTCAGCTGCATCCCGGTGTTGGTCCTGTCCATGAGCCAGCGGAAAAGCGGCTTCAGTGGGACAAAGGGAATTGCGCAGACCGAAAACTGATGCTCGGCGACGTCGTAGCCCAGAATAGCCCCATTCTTCTGGAACGACGCCAGCCCAAATTCATAGAGATGAAAGGGCACGTGCATCGGACTGAGATGAGTGACGTAATTCGTCCCCCTCAGGCGGAAGTAGGAATTGACGAGCTTTGACATGAGCCAGGAGGAGGAAGGGACTTCCGCATGAATGATGCCGTTCGGCTTCAACCATCCGAGGGTGCGAGAGAGACAGTCTGATGGGCTATAGAGATGCTCGAGGACGGCCCCGAAAGTGATGAAATCAAACATCTCGGGCGGGTATTCGGCCTCCTCCACCATTGCCAGTTGGACGCGGTTGGTATCGAGGCGTTTCTGAAAGGACGCGGACGGCTCGATTCCGTAGGTGTCAAACCCAGCTCGATTGAGCGCAGACATTGCCTGACCAAGGCCGGCGCCGACATCAAGCGCGGTCATCCCCTGACTGAATTTCAGAAGCCGCTTGGCGGTCGCGATCTCCGCTGAAAAGAACGTCTCGTCGCGGGAGAGATGATCTTCACACCAATAGTCCTCGGGCGGCATTTCGTAATGGTCGGACAGGCTCGCCGGGACCGGTTGGGGATCCGAGAAGACTAGCCCGCAGGTCAGGCACTGTTTGACGGAAACCGCGATTCCTTCGGCCTTGCGCGGACGGAGGCCCTGCGAAGCGCTTAGGCGCATGCCAAGCATCTTGAAGTCAGCCGAGTGGCACATGTCGCACCGGCTGACAGACTTGAATGTGTAGGTTCGCGATCCGCCGAAGGTCACCACTTCGCTTAGGCGCGAATCAAGCGCGAGTTCAATTCCTCAAGGGCGGCGGAGCCGGGCGATCAATCAGGGGGAACAACGAACATGAGCATTGGCGAATTAACGGTCGGCGAGGCTGCTCTTTCGGAGCAGCAGCCGCCCTCAGCCAGCAAGAAAACTCCGCCGCGGCGCCAGGTCGCGGCGAAGGCGGACGCAGCCGCCCAACCCGAGGCACGCTGAGCAACAGCCAACACAAAAAGGAATGCGATGACTTTCCTCTTGAAGGACCCCGACGCGGTCCTCGACTATTTGATCGACTGGGGCGCCGAATATCTCGGCGACGATTTGCTCGCTGGGAGCGACTGGACGGTCGCGCCCGATGAGGCGGGGGGCGTCACGATCGCCGGCAGCGACTTCGACGCGACCAACTCGACGGTGAAAGCCGGCGGCGGACTTCCGGGCCGGATCTATCGCCTGATCAATGAGGTCGTCACGGCTTCGGGCCGCGTCGACAGCCGGTCGATCGTGCTGCGCGTGGAGAAACGCTGATGGTTGCCGGAATCGCAGAGCCGGCGGTGACGCTGAGCGAGGCCCAGGCCTATGTCCGGATCGAGACGGGCGAGGAGGAAGCGATCGTCGCCGGACTGATCCGAACGGCGAGCGCGCTGTGCGAAGCCTTCATCAACCAGGTGGTCATCGCGAGAGCCTTCAGCGAAGTCATTCCGGCCAGCGGCGCATGGGAGCGGCTGACCCCGGGTCCGGTGCGCGCAATCACCCAAATCGAAGCGGTCGACGAGGCTGGCGCCGGGACGCCGTTGCAGACCGGCGATTATTCGATCGACGTGGATTCTTCCGGCGACGGCTGGGTGCGCCTTGCAGGTTCGCTGGCATGCAGGCGCCTGCGAGTGTCGGGAACCGCGGGAATGGCGGCAAGCGAGAACGACGTTCCCGAACCGATCCGGCAGGGAATCCTGCGGCTGGTCGCATATCTTTTCAGCTCTCGCGATGGCGGTGGCGGCGAACCGCCCGCCGCGGTCTCGGCGCTGTGGCGGCCATATCGGCGGTTGAGAATCGCATGAGCGAGTTCGCAGGCACGCTGCGTGAGCGCGTGGTGATCGAGCGTCCCGTATCGATCCGAAATGCAATGGGGCTGCAGGAACCAGGATGGGAGCAAGTGTGCCGCTGCCTCGCGAGCGTTGCGCTCGAAAGCGCCGGGCCGGAAAGCGAAGCGCAATCGCTAAGTGCCATGCCGCGTTACCGGGTGAGCATCCGCCGCCGCGACGGGATCGCGATCGACCAGCGGATTGGCTGGAAGGGGCGCAAGTACAGGGTCCGGCAATTGCTCGAAGACCCACTCGAAAAGGACCGCCTGACGATGCGCTGCGAAGAGGTTCGGGCATGATGGAAACGTTGATGGCTCGTGGCGAAAAAATTGCGCAGCTGGCGCAACAACGTGCGACCGATGAGCTCGTCAAGCACGTCGCTCAGCGCCTTCCTGATGCCGAAATCGAGAGACTGCTCTCGGGCTTCAGCATCCGCGACCTGCTCCTGTGCGAACACTGGCTCGCGGACAGCGAACTGCGGTTCCTTTCGAGCTGCTTTAAATGAGTGCCGGCGGAACGCTGCAATCGGCAATCGCGGCCGCGCTCGCGACGATCGAGGAGCTGACCGGCGTCTATGACGGGCCGCCGGCGCGCGCGGCCTATCCCTATGTCGCGCTCGACGCGACGACGGAGGCGGATTGGAGTCACAAGAACGGTGAGGGCCGCGAGGTCCTGATCGCGAT